TAGTGCAAGTTTTAAAGAACCATATTCCATAACAGTTGGTTCCATAATAATATGAATCTCATTCATGTAATGCCCAAGACATTCTTTTAATGAGTTGAGGTCGTTGGTGTTTTTATAAAAAGTATCATGATTGCCTGGAATAATATCCATAGTCATACCACGATCTCTGAGTTTATTGAGAAAGTGTTTACGATTATGATTCATAGCTTTAAAGTTTACGAATTTACGATTATCATAATAATCACCAAGATGGATAATGTGTTTTATGTTTTGTTTTTCACATTCTGGAAAAAACACATTGTCATAAAAGTCTGCAGAGTTTTTTAAAAATATTTCGGATGAGTTGCGAATACCTGTATGAGTATCATTCAGAACCGCTACTCTCATTGCATAAACTCACTGAGATCTGAATCTACTGCTTTGGTTTTTCTTTTTGCTTTTTCTATTTTCGTATGAATTTTTATTTCGTTATCTATACTTTTCACTCTATCTATTCTTGTCTTAAGAGTATCGACGAAATGACCAGCAACTTGATTGCTCATATCATCACCATTTTCATTTATAATAAAATTTTCTATACCCGAAGCAGTAAGGTATTTCATTTTCACTTCTTGCTGTTTCTTTTCCTTTGCGATTCTTCTAAGGAAAGCATACCAAGTTATCTGTGTAAAATACGCAAATGCGTTTGGTTTACCAGTACGTGTCGCTGCTTCAATATCATAGTTGTTAATTGCTTTCAAACAATTTTCAACTGCATCCATCACCATTTCTTCACGATAGGTATATCGAATGAAATTAGATTTATGAGATAATCCTTCTGCGATACGAAGAAAACATTTAGCCACATAATTAGGAACTTTAGGAATTTCTGTTTCTGATTCTTTAGCTTTGTTCGCTACTCTGACATAATCTACAACTGCCTGAGAAAAATCTGCATTATTAACATAATGAATACTTTTCCTTTTAGAACGAGCCATAATAAATCCTTTCATTTCATTCACTTATATTATACTAAATTATGGGAGAATAGTAAATATAAAAATTTTGTTTCTATAATAAAAAATATCGCTTTACGGATCTACTTTTTTATGATATAATAAGTATAACGTTGAGGCAAAGGGGAATACTACCCTCCATCCTCGGTTTTATATTGCCACTCATCAGTATGTCCAACTGACCATTTCGGTTCTGTTTCGACCGCATAGTTTTGTGTACATACTTTAAAGTCTGGTTGTTTTAATTTTGATGGAGTAAGACTCGAGTCTCTCCATACCACTCTGTTATTAGGTTGTGCCGCAAATTGTCCATTATCCAATTTTATTATATTAAAACTTTTATGTTCTGGATCATGTTCACTAAAATTTATATCCAAAACACTAGTGTCGGGATGAGCATTGTCGATTGTAAACAAGTACTCACCCGCATGCATTTGTTTGTCTTTACCGAAAAACTCGCACCTACTTAGCAATGGTTTCTCAACTACCGTTAAATGGTAGTCGAAGCAATCCCACAACTGTAGAGTATCAAGGTCCAAATAGCTATCCATATCAATATCCGTTTTCCAAGTAAAAGCAGAGAGTGGAAGTTTGTCATAGAGTGCTCCGTATTCTGTTAGTAATGTTTCGAAGTATAATGCTTTATACTGCGTTGATTTTACAGATATCCAAACTCCTGGTGTAAATTTTCCGTGACCTTTTTCGAGATCATAGAGATATTCATTTCTTACATACACAGGAATTGGTGGTAGAGGATGTACGAGAAATGCCATTAATGCAATGTACCTTTTGGTTTAAATTTAATTATATTATTAACAACATCAGAATCATTCATATCACTTGTATCTAAAAAGTCTGAATCAAAAAGATCAATTTCATTTTCTTTTAAATAATTATCGAGGAACAACTGAAACTCTTCTTCATCCATATCCTCTACTTTTGGTGTTAGTTTATCAAGAGGTAAATCTCTTTTCTTTTCATCTAATGCTTTTTTGACCGCATCGATTGTCTTAAGATAATGCCCAATTAATCCAGAAGAAGGATTCATCTCAGCGATAATGTGACCCGAGTTGAGCGTTTGTAATTCTTCTGGGTTATCGTTAAATACCATCCATGGTCGGAAAGCATAGAAACGAACTCCACGATGAAAATCTTCGGCAGCTATTATTCTCATAGCGTTTCTAATAACCATCGCTGCGTTATCAGGTTCATCCCATTGAATGACTTCGCATATTATTTCTTCATCATTAGTTAATTTAAATTGTTTTAAATTGTTCATTCTATATCGACCTTATAACTCTTGTGGTTAAATTTTTCTTTCTCATAAATTCGAAGACGTTCTTCTGAATGCAAAAGTGCAAAGTTTTTACGATTTTTCCAACTAAGATTATCTGTAATATCATATAAATTAGTTGGTTCATTATTTTCACTTTTTCTTAATCCTCTACCAATACTCTGTAAAACTCTTATCTGCGATTTGCTTGGTGAAGCAAATATAATATTATGCAGATTCCTAATATTTATACCAGTAGAAAACGTTCCTAAAGAAGCAACAATAATAGAGTTTTTTTGTTTCTCAACGATTCCACGTATTGCTTCTCGATCTGCAGTATCAGTTTGACCAGAAACAAAAAATATTTTTCTGTCTTCATTTGCTTTATCTGTTATCAGATCATAAAGTGGTTTACCATGCTTATCAACATAATTATAAAGAACAAGTGTATTACCTTTTTGATCAAGTGCAAGATTTCTTATAAAGTTGTTTCGTTTTCCGTTTGTGACAATATAGTCGATCTCGTCCATGTACGTCCTTTGTCCAAAGTCCAATCGTTCCTTTTCGCCATAATCCAAAATAATTCGCTTGATATGTAACTGTGCGAGCGTATCGTTATCTTGTAATTCTTTTGTTGAGGTAACACGGTGTGTTGGTCCGAAGAGACCTTGTAAGACAAGTTCATGTGTTTGAGTTCCATCTAATGTTCCTGTTGTACCGAAACGATATGCCGCTTCTGTTGCTTTGTTCATAATATTCATCAGTGACTTTGATTTAAATCCATGACACTCATCTCCAATCACCATACCAAATTGTTCAAACCAAACCTTTGGTAATTTATATATAGACTGCCAAGTAGAGATACAAATAGCAGCATCAAATGTTTTATCTTTACCCGAATAGATTCGATGCATACCACGTTCATCTTGACCATAACTTTTAAAATCATTATGCATCTGTTCTACGAGAGAGGTAGTTGGTACGATTACAAGTACACGTCCACCTTTTGGGTATTTTAATCCACTTGTTAATAAGTGTAACCAATATTTAATTAAAATGTAAATGATAAGAGATTTACCAGATCCAGTAGGAGAAATAAGTATTGCTCTTTTTCTCTTTAATCCTTCGTGAATGCCCGATAGCTGATATGTATAAGGACGAAAAGGAAGACCGAGATCGTCAATATATTTGGCAAGTTGTTCAATATCAACATTAGCATTTTCGTGTGGCATCCCATAGTTAGTTTTTTCTGACTCAACTATATATCCTCGAGAGTTCGCAAATTTGTTTAAATGATAAAATAAACCTGCGGGAAGTTCTCCTGTGTTAATATCGTATAAACGTATCTTGCCATCCCACATACGATTGCGATAGGCAGGCATAAATTTATATCCAGGAACATAAAATGAGAAAAACTCTTTTATTTCTTGAGCAGTGCCACTATCACATTGTACATGTAAATTAGCATGATTTAATTTCCGGACGAGAATTTTTTCCATTCGATCATATTCTTTATCGTTTGATGACGCCATGTTATATTACTTAGTATGTCTGTTAATGTTTCCATTAATGTTTTATAGTATTGTATTTTTTCTTCTGATTTTTGTATTTCAGGATCTGAATCATAATAATAATCCATGTCACCTTTAAGTATTTTAAGACCGTCAAAAGGATCAGGATCCCAACCAAGTTCCACGATTGTTTCGTGATCCATCTTACCATTATACCATAACCACTTCTTTTTCAATAAATCTTTTTGAGAAAATTCTGCACGTCTCAACTGCAGTTTTACAGTCGATAATAGTTCTAAATATTTT